CTCTCACGCACGAAATTTGGATTTCAAAGGGGGTATTAACCCTAAAAATATGCAACAAGCCGAAACTTACGCAGTTTCGGCTATTTTTCTCTCAAAAGGCAGGTGAAAACAGTGGCAAAAGACGGTACAAGAAGGGGTGGTGCAAGAGTTGGTTCTGGCAGAAAATCCAAGGCGTTAGTTGACAAAATCAATGATGGACAATCTGCATCAGTGCTTGAATTCCCAGAATCTTCTGTTTTGATAGGTGATGATGTTCCGCCAGTAAAGGATTTTATGAAAGCTCAGCAAAAAAACGGAAAAGATTTTCTTGCCGAAGAAATCTATAGTGAAACCTATCGATGGCTAAAAGCAAGAGGATGTGAAAAAGCCGTATACTCCGAACTTGTGATGCAATATGCCATGTCAGTTAGCCGCTGGATTCAGTGCGAAGAAGTAATATCTGAGTATGGATTTCTTGCAAAACATCCAACTACCGGAGCCGCAATTGCTTCTCCGTATGTCTCTATGAGTCAAAGCTACATGAAACAGGTTAATCAGTTGTGGTATCAAATTTTTCAAATTGTACGAGAAAACTGTTCAACAGAATTTTCAGGACTGCCCATTGATGATGCTATGGAAAAACTGCTGACCGCCAGAAAGAGGAACTGATATGGGTTGTGTGTTTAGCAAAAACACAGATGCCGAATTGCACAATGTGACTTTTGATTGTGAGAGTCCTAATTGCCAAAGAAGTATCTATTCCGAAGCAAAAAAATTAATGCAGTCAGAAAAAGTGTATTTCAATCGAGTAGGAAATGGCAAGAAAATACCGACTGTTCTCTCCGCACAGTTTGCAGAAAATCTTGTACGAAGTCGTCAATCCGATATGTGTATTTTAGAACATGGCGAACAAATGGTTGATTTGAGTGTAAGATATACCTCGCAAGCAATAGCTGCATGGAATCAAATAAGAAACATTTTAAAGAGTGGTGAATCAAAATGAACACAACTACAGAATTTCAGCTCGTTGATATCGACAAGTTAGTGCCATACGCCAACAATGCCAGAACGCACAACAAGGAACAGATCCTGAAACTTCGCTCTTCTCTGCGTGAGTTTGGGTTTGTGAATCCGGTTATTATTGATCGGGAATACAATGTGCTGGCTGGTCATGGCAGAATCGAAGCGGCAAAGGCAGAAAATATTTCAGAAGTGCCATGTGTATTTGCCGATCACCTGACCGAAGCACAGAAGAAGGCATATATTCTTGCTGATAACAGAATGGCATTAGATGCCGGCTGGGATGAAGAACTCCTTGCTGTGGAAATGGAAGAATTGCAGAATCTCGGTTTTGACCTTGGTCTGACTGGCTTTGATGAAACTGAAATTGCAGATTTGTTTGATACAAACAGCGGTGACACAGTGAAAGACGATGATTTTGACCTCACCACTGCACTGGAAAAAGCTGCATTTGTACAGCGTGGCGACATCTGGACAGTTGGCAGACACAAGCTGATGTGTGGCGATGCCACATCTGCGGAGGATGTATCTGCTCTCATGGGTGACACCAAGGCAAATCTCATTCTGACCGATCCTCCCTATGGCGTTTCGTTTAAGAGTGCCAGCGGTTTGACCATACAGAATGACAGCATGAAGAACGAGGAGTTTTATACATTTCTGCTGTCCTCCTTTCAGCGAATGGCAGAACATCTGGAAAAAGGCGGCTCTGCCTATGTATTCCATGCAGATACCGAAGGGCTGAATTTCAGAAAAGCATTCATTGATGCCGGATTTCATCTTGCAGGCTGCTGCATCTGGGAAAAAGCTGACCGCCTTTGTGTACATCATGCACGAGGAACGGAAACTGGGCATCCCCACTTCTGCCTACATCCGCACCTGTGTGGATGGATACCGCCAGTTCGGCTTTGACTTGAAACACCTGCGGAAAGCCGTGGACATCAGCGAACGGGAGGTGTACCACCATGAAAACGGATAAGCCAGTTTCGGCAGTCTGCCCACTTTGCGGAAAACCCTACTCCGGTGTTCCGGCACTTTCCAGAACGGACAACCAAACGCCCATTTGCCCGGACTGCGGCATTCGGCAGGCACTGGAAAGCATCGGTGTTTCCACGGAGGAACGGGAGAAAATCCTGTCTGTAATGCACCGAAAGTTCCCCATGTAACCGCCCTGTTTGCCCTGTGTGGGCTTTCAGAGCACTTGCCGAGAAACTGCCCAAAGTCAAGACCAGCCCCGCACAGTTCGCCTGTGTGGGGCTGGTCTTGAAGTTGTAAATTCCACAAGCCGGAGCCGAAAGGCTCTGGCGGTCGTACCAAACATGGCAAACAGGTCACATCTGCACGCCATGACCATGATTTTCAAAGACTTGCTTCGGCAGGCCTTTTTTGTTGTGAGGTGAGAGAATGCGAAAACTGAAAGGCTATAAACCCACAAAATTTATGGCGGAAGATTCGCATTATAATAAAAAAGCGGCAGATTATGCCGTGAATTTTATCGAATGCCTGTGTCATACAAAAGGTACATGGGCAGGAAAAAAGTTTGAACTGATTGATTGGCAAGAACGGATCATACGAGATATATTTGGTGTGCTGAAACCGAATGGCTATCGTCAGTTTAACACAGCTTACGTAGAAATCCCGAAAAAGCAAGGCAAATCAGAACTCGCTGCAGCGGTTGCTCTGCTGCTTACTTGCGGTGATGGCGAAGAACGTGCCGAAGTTTACGGCTGTGCTGCCGACCGCCAACAGGCTGCCATTGTATTTGATGTAGCAGCGGATATGGTGCGAATGTGCCCTGCCCTTTCCAAACGAGTGAAGATCCTGACCTCACAAAAGCGTATCGTGTACATCCCGACCAACAGCTTCTATCAAGTGCTATCCGCCGAAGCCTATTCCAAGCATGGTTTCAACATTCACGGAGTGGTATTTGATGAACTGCATACGCAGCCGAACCGAAAGCTGTTTGATGTTATGACCAAAGGTTCCGGTGATGCGAGAATGCAGCCTTTGTATTTTCTCATCACCACGGCTGGGACGGACACGCATTCTATTTGTTATGAAACGCATCAAAAGGCAAAAGATATTTTGGAGGGCAGAAAAATCGATCCAACATTCTATCCTGTGATTTACGGTGCAGATGAATCTGAAGACTGGACTTCTCCAGAAGTCTGGAAAAAAGCAAATCCCTCTCTTGGCATTACTGTCGGAATGGATAAGGTTGAAGCTGCTTGCAATTCTGCCAGACAAAATCCGGGTGAAGAGAACGCATTCCGACAACTGCGTTTGAATCAGTGGGTAAAACAGTCTGTTCGATGGATGCCAATGGAAAAATGGGATGCTTGTAATGCTCCTGTAATTCCAGAATTCCTTCGTGGAAGAATCTGCTACGGTGGACTTGACCTTTCCAGTACTACAGATATTACGGCTTTTGTCCTTGTCTTTCCACCTACTGAGGATGATGAGATATATTCTGTTTTGCCTTACTTCTGGCTCCCTGAAGAAACTCTGCCACTCAGAGTAAGACGTGACCATGTTCCATATGATGTGTGGGAACGGCAGGGTTACCTGAAAACCACTGAGGGAAATGTGGTTCACTATGGTTTTATCGAAAATTTCATCGAGGAATTGGGGCAGAAATTCCATATCAAAGAAATTGCTTTTGACCGTTGGGGTGCGGTGCAGATGTCGCAAAACTTAGAAGATTTGGGATTTACCTTAGTACAGTTTGGGCAGGGATATAAGGATATGTCACCGCCAACAAAAGAACTAATGAAATTGACATTGGAGAAAAAAATAGCACATGGTGGACATCCGGTTCTTCGTTGGATGATGGACAACATCTTCATCAAGCGAGATCCTGCCGGAAATATCAAGCCGGACAAAGAAAAATCCACAGAGAAGATTGACGGTGCGGTTGCTATGATTATGGCTCTTGACCGTGCAATTCGCTGTGGATGTACTGGGGATGGAACAAGTGTTTATGACGAAAGAGATATGTTGATTTTGTAAGGAGTGAGGAATTATGCGTATTTTGAGAGGATTTTTTCGGGGACGAGATCACCCGAAAAACAGCTACGACAGTCCCAGCTACAGTTACTTCTTCGGACGTTCCAATAGTGGTAAGCGAGTCAATGACCGCACCGCTATGCAGCACACAGTGGTGTATGCCTGCGTGAGAGTTCTGTCGGAGGCGATTGCCCAGCTTCCATTACACGTTTACCAATATACCGAAAATGGAAAAGAGCGAGTGCCACGGCATCCGCTCTATTTTTTGCTGCATGACCAGCCAAATCCCGAAATGACATCCTTCGTATTCCGGGAAACTTTGATGTCCCATCTGCTGATTTACGGCAATGCCTATGCACAGATTATCCGAAATGGTCGTGGAGATGTATTGGGGCTGTATCCGCTGATGCCGGATAAGGTCAGAGTAGACCGTGACCAGAGAAATCGTCTGGTCTACATCTACAGCCGCTACGATGAAGCCAATCCAAACCTGAAACAGCAGGGCGATATTGTCCTGCAGGCAGAAGATGTGCTGCATATTCCCGGACTTGGGTATGACGGTTTGGTGGGATATTCACCGATTGCTCTTGCAAAGAATGCAATCGGCATTTCCCTTGCCTGTGAAGACTATGGTTCTACCTTTTTCGCCAACGGTGCCAGTCCATCCGGTGTGTTGGAACATCCGGGAGTCATCAAAAATCCAGAGCGTGTGCGGGATGCTTGGCAGCGTGCCTACGGCGGTTCCAACTCGCATCATACGGCAATTTTAGAAGAGGGCATGAAGTATACACCGATCTCCATCCCCAACAATGAAGCACAGTTTTTGGAAACCAGAAAGTTTCAGGTTGAGGAAATTGCCCGGCTGTATCGAGTTCCGCTCCATATGATCGGCGATCTTGACCATGCAACATTCAGTAACGTGGAACATCTGTCATTGGATTTTGTCAAATACAGCCTTGACCCGTGGATCGTTCGATGGGAGCAAAGCATGATGAAAGATCTGCTTTCCGATTCAGAGAAAGGCAAATACTTCATCAAATTCAATGTAGAGGGACTTTTGCGTGGTGACTATGCTTCCAGAATGCAGGGCTACGCTACCGCCAGACAGAACGGCTGGATGTCCACCAATGACATTCGGGAACTGGAGGATATGAATCTGGTGCCGGAAGAACAGGGCGGAAATCTGTATCTCGTAAATGGCAGCTTTACCAAACTTGCTGATGCAGGTGCATTTGCAAAGAAAAATGAAAAGGAGGAAACGACCCATGAAGAATAATCGTTTCTGGAACTGGGTACGCAACGAAGAAACCGGTGCATCGGAGATGTATTTGTACGGTGCAATTGCGGAGAGTACATGGTTTGAAGATGATGTGACTCCTGCCATGTTCCGCTTGGAACTGCAAAAACACAGCGGTGATGTGACCGTCTTTATCAACTCGCCGGGCGGCGATGTGTTTGCTGCCAGTCAGATCTATACCATGCTCCGAAACCATCCGGGCAAGGTCACGGTCAAAATTGACGGCATTGCCGCTTCTGCGGCTTCTGTGGTGGCGATGGCTGGAGAGGAAACATTGATTTCACCGACCGGAATGCTGATGTGCCACAATCCGATGACCTGTGCCATGGGCAACAAGGCAGATATGGAGAAAGCAATCGCACTTCTGGATGAAGTCAAGGAATCCATTATCAATGCTTATGCAGAAAAATCGCATCTCAGCCGCAATAAGATCGCAAGGCTGATGGATGAAGAAACGTGGATGAATGCAGAAAAAGCATTGCAGCTGGGATTTGTAGACGGCATTCTCTTTTCTAAAAAGAATCCGTTTGTGCCAGAAGAACCAGAAAAAACAGATCCAGATGAAGAAACAGAGGAATCTTCGGAAGAAGAGCCGGATGAGAAAAAGAAGGAAAGCACAGCATCCATGCTGTACACACCTTCCAAAACGCTGGACTCTTTTCTGCAGAAGATTTCTGCAACTGCATCCAAAGGCACGCCGATCAACCAATTGGACAAGCGGCTGGAGCTTTTGAAATATTAAAAATACAGGAGGACTGATACTATGACAATTCAGGAACTGAGAGAAAAAAGAAGCAAGGCATGGGATACTGCCCGTGACTTTTTGGATTCCAAGCGAAATGAAAGCGGTCTGCTTTCGGAAGAGGACAGCAAGACATACGATGCCATGGAGCAGCAGATCGTGGCATACGGCAAGGAAATCCAGCGGCTGGAACGACAGGCTCAGATTGAAGCGGAGATGAACAAGCCCACTTCTACGCCGATTCAGAACAAGCCGAACGCCTCCATTCACGGCGATACCAAAACAGGGATTGCATCTGATGCATATCGTACTGCTTTCTGGAACAGCATTCGCAACCGCAATTTTTACGATGTCCGAAACGACCTGCAGGTTGGTACAGATACTGAGGGTGGCTATCTTGTGCCGGATGAATTTGTGCGCCTGTAAAAGGCGATGTTTACAGTAGATTAGGCTCTACACCGCACAGCAGAGCGGTTGTCAATCTGCCTAACCGATGACAGGAAACTGGACACGGGAACACAGCACGGCAGAAACGCAGGAAACGTCAAAAGGATATGAGGCGAGTAGTACCTGCAATGACAAGATAACATAAGGATAAGGCTGGATTGCCAAAGCAAAGGTTAGCTCCTTTTTCGTGGGAGGGTGTGGAAATTATCCTGAAACCACTCTCATGACCCCACCATAATATTGAATTCGTTATGGTGTCTGCTATAGGTCATGAAGCAAGCGTGAGAACACGTGAGATAAACCGAAATGATATCCGACAGTTATCACTTGCCTATAAGCATCGTTAAACAGGGATTGCCTAAGTGGAAATGCCGAAAGGCTATGTCTATTCGAGACTGAATATTCCATATGGCAACGGAGCTTCCGTAGTAGTCCGAGGTGGATAACGCCCACTACATGGCGAAGGGAAGCAGTTTGTTAATTCCAAAGTAAGAAGATGAAAGGGAGGAGAATCCTCATGAATCCAACATCGGAGATTTTGGAGCGTGTCAATAAAAGTTCCTCGGAACATCACGACGGAGTCTTTACAAGACTCTTTCGCTACCTTCTGAGAGAGGACATTTATTTTGCAGCTTACCAGAAATTATATGCAAACAGTGGAGCAATGACTCCCGGAAGTGACAACGACACTGCTGACGGTTTTAGTGCTGAATATGTGCATGAACTGATTGAAGAATTGAGGTCAGGAAAGTACAAACCGAAGCCTGTGCGCAGAGAATATATCAAGAAACAGAACGGAAAAATGCGCCCACTGGGTATTCCGTCATTTCGAGATAAACTTCTGCAAGAGGCGGTTAGAATGTTTCTGGAAGCAATCTATGAACCGTTATTTTATGACCAGTCACATGGTTTCAGACCGGAGAGAAGTTGTCATACAGCTCTCGACCAGATAAAGACAAATTTTCGTTCTGTAAAATGGTTCATAGAAGGCGACATCAAGGGTTGCTTTGACAATATAGACCACGCAGTGCTTATTAAAACGTTAGAAGTCAAAATCAAGGACAGCAGATTTATCAATATTATCAGAGCTTTCCTGAAAGCAGGTTATGTGGAAGATTTTCAATATCATACCACAATCTCCGGTACACCACAGGGCGGAATCATTTCCCCTATTCTGGCAAATATATACCTGCATGAGCTTGACCGGAAAGTCATGAAACTCAAGGAAAAGTTCGATAAGCAGTCTACACGACACCAGACACCGGAATATCTTCATTTAGCGAAAAGAAGGCAGACACTTCAAAAGAAGATTGACAGGGTAAAAGGTGAGGAACGTGAGCTTGCAATCAAGGAATATAAAGCGGTGTGCAATCAAAAATTGAAAACGTCCGCAAGAATGTCCGACGATAAAAAGCTTGTATACTGCCGATATGCTGATGATTTTCTAATTGGAATCAGCGGAAGCAGAGAAGACTGTGAAGAAATTAAAGAGATTCTGAGAGAATTTCTATCAACGCAGTACCATTTAGAGTTGAGTGCTGAGAAAACAAAGATCACACACAGTGCTGAACGAGTACGTTTCCTTGGTTATGACGTTGCGGTACGCCGAAGCCAGAAGATAAAGAAAAAGGCAAACGGTGTTAAACAAAGAACGCTGAATAACTCTGTAGAATTAACTGTACCTCTCGAAGATAAGATCATGCAGTTCCTGTTCAAAAACGACATCATAGGACAAAAACCAAACGGAGAAATCTGGGCGGTTTGCGTTCCAAGATTAAGACATCTTTCGGAAGTGGATATTGTGAACAGGTATAATGCACAAATCCGTGGCATTTGCAATTATTACTGCTTAGCAGCGAATTATGATAAGCTGAATTATTTCCGTTATCTTATGGAATATAGCTGTCTAAAGACGCTTGCAAGCAAAAGCAACAGCACAACGAGAAAAATCATCCAAAAATATCGTCATGATGGCAAATGGGCTATTCCCCACGAAGTTAAAGGCGGTATCAAATATGCAAAGCTTGTCTCGTTAGCTGACTGCAAAGCTGGTAAGTTGATGTCCGATAAAGACCCATGGCAATACAAATCCTTTGACCCGAAAAAGCTGTCACAATATGTGCGGTTAAGCGCAGGGGTATGTGAGCTGTGTGGTGATAATAGTGATTCCTGCTGTATTTATCATGCAGGTAAAATGAAGAATCTGAAAAGCACTACGGAATGGGGCAAGAAAATGCTTCACATGAGACGTAAAACGTTGATTGTTTGCCCGAAATGCTTCAAAAAGATTCACAGGGAACAAAATAAATGACATGTCAATAATGAATGGAAAGCCGTGTACATCGAGAGGTGTAAGCACGGTTTGGGAGGGGCTTTGTGCAAACCTGTCATCGAAAGATGATAAGGCGGCACACTGCTACCTCACGAACGGAAGCTGGTGGAAGCCCTGACCGAAGAAAACATTTTCCGGCAGCTGGCAACCGTCATCAAAACTTCCTCTGGTGATCGAAAGATTCCCATCGTTACTTCTAAGGGCGAAGCTGCTTGGATGGATGAGGAGGACGCATATAAGCTGTCGGATGATACCTTTGGACAGGCTTCCCTCGGTGCATACAAGGTCGGTACGGCAATTAAGATCTCTGAGGAACTGCTGAATGATGCTGCTTTTGACCTGCCGTCTTACATTGCAAAGGAATTTGCAAGAAGAATCGGTGCAAAGGAAGAGGAAGCATTCTTCGTTGGTGACGGCAAGGGCAAGCCGACCGGTATCTTCGCTGCAACGGGCGGTGCAGAAAGCGGAGCAACTACCAGTACTGCAAATATCACTTTTGATGATGTTCTGGAACTGTTCTATTCTCTGAGAAGCCCGTATCGTAAGAAAGCTGTATGGGTACTGAACGATTCCACAGTAAAGGCACTTCGTAAGCTGAAAGACAGCACTGGCAATTACATCTGGAATCCGTCTGTACAGGCTGGCGTACCGGATACCATTCTCAATCGTCCGTACTACACTTCCAGCTATGTGCCGGAAATCAAGGCTGGTGCAAAGTGCCTTGCTTTCGGCGATTTCAGCTATTATTGGATCGGCGATCGTCAGGGACGTTCCTTTAAGCGACTGAATGAAGTATTTGCAATGAATGGTCAGGTTGGATTCCTCGCATCTCAGCGTGTCGATGGCAGACTGATTCTGACCGAAGCCGTAAAGACACTTGGCATGAAAGCGTAATCAGAGAAAGGGGTTGGAGTGGGTGGTAACTTTACAGGAAGTCAAGCAATATCTGCGGATTGATTTTGAAGATGATGATACATTGCTTCTCTCCCTTATTTCAACTGCAAAACAGCTGGTAATGGATGTGGGAAGAATGGACGAGGAACGCTTTTCAGAAAACGAAGATGTGGTACGAACAGCAATGCTCTACACGGTTTCTTATCTCTATGAAAACCGCAATACTGCAGACTTTTCCAAGCTGACATTAACGCTTCGTGCCATGCTGTTTGCACAGCGAGAGGATGTGATTTGATGGAAATTGGAACACTGAATCAGAGAATCATCTTTCTGGAGAATCGTGTTGTTACAGATGAAATCGGCAATCACACCGCTGTGTGGGACGAAGCCTTTTCCTGCTGGGCAAAAGTGACTTTGAAAGCTTCTTCGGAGCATACGGACGCTGGTGTGACCAAAGAAACACAGACACTGGAATTCCTCATTCGGCAAAGTCAGCACTGGATGCCGTCTGTAACAGGCAACCGAATCTTGTTTCGGGATGTCACATACAACATCACCAGTGTTACACCGGATTATCTGCACAAGGATTATCTGAAACTTGCTGCAGAAGCCAGAAAGGCAGGGCAAAATGACCAGTATTGACGATCTTGCAGAAGAAATCATGCAGGGCTTGCAGGAATATGCAGACCTTGCAGATACTGCCATGAAAAAGGCTGTCCGGAAAACCGCCACGCAAGTGAAAAACGAGATTTCCGCCAATGCTCCGAAGGACACCGGAAAATATGCAAAAAGCTGGGCAACGAAAAAGACTGGCGAAAACAGTCACTCTTTGGAGATGACAGTACATTCTAAAAACAGATATCAACTGGCACATCTTCTGGAAAAGGGGCATGCCAAGCGTGGCGGTGGTCGGGTATCCGGCAAACCGCATATTGCTCCTGCGGAAGAAAACGGTGTACAGTTGCTGGAGCATTTAATCGAGGAGGCGTTGTCATGACCTACGAACAAATCGCAGAAATGATGGAGGAAATGGGACTGCCTTTCGCCTATCATCATTTTGCCGAAGGCGAGAGTCCTGCACCGCCTTTTCTGCTGTTCTTATCTCCCGGAGAGAATACGTTTTCTGCGGATAATTTGGCATATTTCAGTTGCAAACAGCTGGACATTGAATTGTACACAGACAAAAAGCAGCCGGAATTGGAAGAACAGGTGGAGTCAGTGCTTTCCCAGCACGAGATTTATTATACAAAAACAGAAACATTCATTGATTCGGAAGAATTGTATGAAGTACTCTATGAGATGGAGGTTTGATCTATATGGCAATGGAGAAAAACAAGGTAAAATTCGGTCTGAACAAAGTTCACTATGCAAAAATCACTTCTTATGATGAAGAAGGTGTACCGACTTTTGCAAAGCCAGTTCGCATTCCCGGTGCAGTGTCGCTGTCTATCGATGCAGAAGGTGAAGCATCCAATTTTTACGCTGACGATGGTGTGTACTATGTGATCAACAATAACTCTGGTTACACCGGCGATCTTGAAATCGCATTGGTTCCGCTTGAGTTTGCGACAGACATTCTCGGTGAGAAACTGGATGAAAAGGGCGTTCTCACGGAAACCAATACTGCAGAAGTATCGCAGTTTGCCCTGCTGTTTGAATTCAGCGGCGATAAGAATAAAATTCGACACTGTCTGTTCTGCTGCTCTGCCTCTCGTCCGGCAACAGAATCCAGCACCATTGAGGACGAAAAGGAAGTTAAAACAGAAACGCTGTCTTTGACCGCAACGGCGTTAAACAGTGGTTTGGTAAAAACTAAAACCTGTGAGAAAACGGATGCTGAGGTTTATGAGAACTGGTACAAGGCGGTATATATGCC